AAAATAACTTTTGTTATCTTCTTCGGCCCACGTTAAATAGATCCGCATACCGGGAGCATTGCTATTAGTATGCCAGCCACACCTACCACCCGGTTGATACATAAATGTACCGCGGTGTTCAACGAAGCTCTTGTTATAATGTGTTTTAAGTTTATCTATTATGCGAAATAGGATATCTTTGGCAAAAGAGGGCATATAGTTATATCTATTTGATTTTGCTTGTAAGCCCTCTGGTACTTGTAGATCTCCGAATGTTTCTTTTCTGATAATATAAAATTCTTCATCTGGGTCGGTGTTTATAATTTTATCGGGGTCTTGTGGTCTGTCCATGTGTTCCGTTGAACTCCAGTCAAGCTTATCTAACATATCGAATTCGTCCTTGAATAGGTCGTCCATCTATAAATACAATTGAATATTTTTGTAATAATATAACGTACCATTGCGATTAAGGGGCTTAAACTGAAAGGGGGTATCTCAAATAAGTCAAATGAATGTTGTAGATGTATTGGGTTTCACGAGTTCGATACTCATAACACTCATGTTTATCCCAGAGGTGACACACGTGTATCGTAATCAGGACGCGAAAGCGATAAATTACTCCTTTTTACATCTTAATCTCATCGCGAGTGCATTTGGACTCGTATATTCCGTGTATTATGACGTAATTCCTATGACTATCACGAATGTGTCGGCGGGATTGTTTTCATTAGTGATGTATCATTTTAAATATACAAAGGAGGTTAAAGAAAATAGCACTGATAATGATGAAGAGAAGGTGTAGCCTTTTCTTCACATAAGCTCTCATAGTGTAGTGGTCATCACCTTGGACTTTGAATCCAATAACCCTGGTTCAAGTCCAGGTGGGAGCTTATCCGGCCTTAGCTCAGATGGAAGAGCAGCTGACTGTAGTACATAATACTAAATTTGCAATGTAAAAATTGTTATCAGCGGGTCACCCGTTCGAATCGGGTAGGCCGGACCATTCCGCCTTAGCTCAATTGGAAGAGCATACGGCTGTTAACCGTGAGGTACTGGGATCGAAACCCAGAGGCGGAGAACGCACCCGTAGCATAGTGGTTAATGCGCCTCCTTAGTAAGGATGAGATCGCGCGTTCGAATCGCGTCGGGTGCAAACGGGATGACGCAGTGGAAGCGTGTCGGGCTCATAGAAAATGGTAATTTTCGCCGTTCTAGAACGACCCGAAAGTCAGTTGATCGAAACAACTTCTCGTTATCTTTACATGGTGTATCACCATCATGTAAAGATATCCATTTAAAAAAATAACCTCAATATATATAAAATGTCTGGTGGTATTGCCCAACTTGTCGCCGTCGGCGCCCAGGATGCCCATCTCGTAGGTCAGCCCGAAGTGAGTTTCTGGAGGTCTAACTATCGTCGTCACACGAATTTTGCTCAAACCGTAGAACGCCAAGTGATCCAGGGCGTCCCAACTGCTGGTGGTATCTCTACCGTTCGTTTCGAACGCAAGGGGGATCTCCTCGGATACTGCTACATCACGCAGCGCACTCCAGCCCCTCTCAATAAGTCTGAATGGGCTTCCAGGATCAAGAAGGTAGAATGGTTGGTCGGTGGTCAGGTTATTGATGAACAAACGTCTCACTTTTCTCAGTACATCGCCCCAACTATCCTCGCCCAAAACACGAGCAAGGGTCCAGATCGTTCCGCGTCGCTCGAAACTCGATTCTACCCCCTTCGTTTCTCTTTCTGTGAAAACTGGCAATCCGCGATCCCATTGATTGCGCTCCAGTACCATGACGTTGAATTGCGAATTACGTGGGATACTCCAGCGGCCACTGATTATGAAGTGCACGCGCAATACATCTACTTGGATACCGATGAACGCACTACTTTGGCGTCCATGCCACAAAACATGGTCATTACCCAAACACAAAGATCTATCGCGTCGGGTAGCGCCATGCAAGAACTCAACTATAATCACCCAATAAAACTTTTGGCTTCGACTAACTTGTTCACTGGTGCCGCGCTCGGTATTGCCACCGGTAGCATTAAGCTCCAAATCAACGGTACCGATGTTACCGATTCCAAGCCAACCGTCCCACATTACACTGAAACGTCCTTGTATTACCACACCGCCGCCGAAACTGTTTCGGGTACGACGGGTGATGCGGGTAACTACTTCTTGTACCCATTCTGCCTCGAGACCTCGAAACTCCAGCCAACAGGTTCGCTCAATTTCAGTCGACTTGACTCAGCGCGTCTCGTCTCCACTGGTGGTTCGTTTACCGCTGGCCAAGACGTGTACGCCGTAAACTACAATATTATGCGTATTGAGAACGGTATGGGAGGTTTGATGTACTCTAATTAAATTAAATACTAATATCAAATGCTTTGGAAGTATTTATTTCTTCTAGGGTTTGTGTTTGTACTCACGTACGACCCAAAATCCAGGACACTCGAAAAATTCATTTCCCCCATCAACCAGGAGGAAGCTACTTAAAAAAATTCAACGTTTCTATTACACAAAAGTATGATCTCGTTCGATAGAGAGACTCTGACTATTGTAGCTGTTATTGTGTGCATTGCGGCCACCGTATACATGTACAAAGAGTTTACAAAGTCTAAGAGTGATATCGAAAGTATAAAAAATTTCTGTAATAAAATCGTTCAAGCGCACACACCACCACCACCACCCACTCAACATCGTGTTATCCAAGAACACGACGAAGAGGAGGAAGAGGAAGAGGTCGAAATCAAGAATGTTGCCGAGTCCAAAGAAAATTAACATCTCCGAAGATTATAACTTGCGATTAACGCAATGAAGAAATATAAAGCGATAGCGGTACCAGTAACATTTACGAGCGACAAGCCCAAATTCCTAACGGTGAGAGATAAGCGCTTTAAAGACTGGATATTCGTGACCGGGGGGTGTCGCCGAAGAGAGATTTTCAATCCAATTCGGTGTGCCCTTCGCGAACTTGAAGAAGAAACGCGTGGTGTCGTTTCTTTGAAGAAAGGCGAGTATACGGAATTTAAATTTATAGTCAAAGAAAGTCCAACTGTTGAGTTGGAATATAACGTCTTTGTGTTTTTTGTGAATTACACGAAACCTGAACAGGTTGATCTCGTGAAGAAGTTCAACGATGAGAAACAAAAGACGATAGCTAAAAAAATACAAAAACAACCTATTAAGCGTACGCACGACGAAAATGATTTTATGTCGTTCGATACACTCCAAGAGTTCAGGATGAAGAAGCAATGGGATCGTATCACTAAAAATATACTCGAAAACCCCGAATTCTACGCGTGTGTTACATCTTTGAATAGAAAATCCTTTGCTATAAAATAATGAAGTCAAAGAGCTACATTTTAATGCAAATACATGATTTGCTCGTCAATAGACATTCATACACTCCAACTCGTGCGAACGATTACATCGAAGAACACAAGGAAGATAAGGTGTATGAACTTTTAGTGTTGAAGAAAAAACTAACAGAAGATGAAGCAACACATCCAGATGTATCGTTTAGGAAGTCGATATGGAGAAGCTTTGAAGAAGATTAAAAGAATTACGCGAACTAATGGTAAGTATGTTCAAGGAGTGGTGCAAAAGTCATGGCTTCTTTGAAAAGAACCCCAATCCATCACATGTGTTCATGGACGGCGGCGTGTTGTCCGTACCATTTGATAGATTGACTGAATTTTATGAAAAATATGTTGAGTGTATCAAGTCGAATGAAAAGATATATCTCGTGGAACAAAAGACGATCGATGCATATAATTTTTTCGTTGACCTCGATTACAAGGATGACGATGTTCTCACGGTAGAAGAAATTAACCGTGTGTGTAAAGTCATATGCGACAGGGTTAGTAAACACGGGGGCAAGGATGCGCTCGTGTGTGTATCCAAACCAAAGAAGGTGGATGATTTCATGAAAACGGGTGTACACATAAATTGGCCGGATTTTCCGGTGAATAGATCGTCTGCGTTAGCTCTCAGAGAACACATCATAAACACACTCAACATAGCGTATGGATCAAAAGACTGGAACGAAATAGTCGATTTGTCCGTGTATGGGAGTAGTGAACGAAACACGCGTGGAAGTGGGTTTCGAATGCCATTTTCACATAAATGGGTGACGCATAAAGCGTGTAATGGTAAGGGGTGCTCGGAATGTGATAGAGGAAAGGAGACGCAAAGTGAGTACCTACCTATACTTTTGTACAAACATGGACCTCTCGCCATGTTCCAAAAGGTGTCACCGGAACCAACCGTAGAACTCATGAATATGGCGACTCTTCGGACAGAATGCACCGACCCCAGAATAATCGAAGGTGCACGGAAGAAGAGAGAGGGGTCATTCACCGCAAACCAGTTGAAAGACGAACTCAAAGACCCCGAAACGTGTGCTTTACTCGAAACATTCATACGTAGACATATGGAAGGTCAAACGAATGCCCGTGTAAAGAATCTGTACCGAGAAAAGAACAGCTACCTCGTCGCCACGACGTCCAGGTATTGTGAAAACACGAAAAGGAATCACGGGTCAAATCATGTGTGGTTTCATATATTAGGGGACACGATATTACAAAGATGTTTCTGTCGTTGTGAAACGATGAGAGGTCGTTTTTATGGTTTTTGTAAAGATTTCTCGGGGCGAAGACATCAATTACCCCCAAACATAGTCGAAAAAATACAGGTCACCAAATACAGGCCACTCCCAAAGAAAAAACAAATCGAAAAACCAAAAGATGACGTACGCGAAGACCTTAAGGTGTATATCAAAAAATACATGATTCAAGATGATAACTTGGAAATACAAAATATAGAGAATGTGAAGGGTAAAAAGAAGCTCATAAAAACGAATCATACATGTCCGGTGTGTTCCACGAAATCAGAATTTTCGATATTCAAAGATGAGATCCAAAAAGTTTGTAAATGTACTAATAGAAAACACAGGCTTATAGACAAGATAACATCTAAATTATAAATATGATCGCTGTGGTTATTTTACTGGCGATGATCTATGTATCATCGAGGATAGTAAAAATAAATATGAGGTTAGATCCAGTCGAAGAAATCATGAGAGATGTGCGCGAGTATGCCCATGTAAATGGTATACTCTACAGAGAATTCAATTCGAATCTACACATGGCGGTGGAATTCAAACGCCATGTGAACATTTCACATAAACTCATGGAACGGGCCATACATAATCTGGAAGAGCTCGGTATGTACGCCAAAAACGAAGAAATAATGAGTAAATTGAACACGATAATAGAACGTTTGAATGACTTAAAGATGTAATGTTTATATAATATAAATGTCTAACATTAAAACTCGTTCTGGGCGAGTTTCCACCCCACCGAAGCGCCTCGAAATATTTGAAGAAGTTGAAGATGATTACACAGACGACGAAGACTCTGATTTCGATGAAGATGACTACGATTCAGAGTCCGAATCCGAATCAGAGTCAGATGACGAAGAGGACGCGGATGAAAATGGTAATTTAGTTGGATTTATCGTTGAAGACGACGATGAAGATGAGGAATAATGTACTTAAAAAAATAAAACATGGTTTTATAAATGGAGAGTGACATAGGAAATCCACTCGAGTATACACCAGATGTACTCGAAAAAGAAGAACAAATGGAGGATGAACAACATGAACAAGACCCCATGTATTACTATCCTCCTCCACCGCCTCCGCCTCCACAAATGCAATATCAAGAAAAGATTGATATTTTTTCAAATCTCGACAAAACCGCGTACATAGTCATATTCGTGGCTTTCATTTTAGGGTTTTTTATGGGTAAGACTATGCAACCAGTCATTCTTCGCCCAGGATAAAAATGTGTTCCGTTTAAGTGTTTCGTGTCCACACACTTAACCAGAATATATACAATAATGGTGATCAGGGGTATGTGCCGATCAGCATTATATATTTTTTGTTTATTTACGCGGAGTTGACTTCTTCGACCTTCTCGGCCTCGGCCTCACGTTTCTTACGACGCTCCTCGATTTCATCAGCGACGATCTTATCGGCTTCCTTTACGAGCTCTTCCATCTCAGCATCCGGCTTTTCCTTCTTAAGGCGCTCCAAAACCTCGGATGGATGGCTGATTGGAGCTTCATCTGGTTTCGTGTAAAACTTGGAATTCTCGTCACCAGGCTTATTGTATGTGTTAGTTGGGTTTTCCATCATGTCTCTCTTGCGCTCAGAAAACATCTTCGCGGCCATGGTTTGGTTCTCCTTATATCCCGACATGAGCTCCTCTAATTTTTCATTCGTGTAATGAACGTCCTCTATCGCGGTTGCGTCCGGTGGAATCAACAACCATTTGTACATGTCCACGACATAAATATCAAAGGTGGCGTCTTCCTTTTGAAGACGCTTCGCGTGACTCGCGGCTTCGTCTCTGGAATTGAAAGCTCCTCGGATTTTAATACCAAATTTATCATTCTTCTGGGGACATTCCGGGCCAACGACGGAGAGGCAAGCA